ATACACAACAAAAAAGTCTGGAACATAAATTGTTTGTTTTCCAGTAATTGGATTTCTATAAGGAATTTTAATAGCTTCACTAGCCCATTTGGCTACACTAGGATGTTCGTCACAAAATTTCATAAAAGCAAATTCCCAACTACTTCTGTAAGTTGGCTGTCTGTTACCGAGATATTTTTCTTTATTTTTTACGGTGTATTTGCCTTGAGCATATTTTGCCATTATACCACTATGTTACGAGTAATTACATTTTCTTCTGTAGGTTCAGTAACAAATCCCAGTTTGCTAATAGCACTTCTATTAGTGTTTAAAATTGCGCCAATAAGGTTGTTAAGTTTTACATCGTCAAAACTTTTTAATTGATCTAACAATTCCATAACTTTTACATTGTCAATTTTTGCTTGTCTTAATAAAATTGTAGCAGTTGATATCGCAGCAGTTTTTTCAAATCCTCTTGACTCAAAAAACCCTACTACAGCATCTACTTGATTACTAGGATAACTAATTGCTTCTTTTTCGTAATTAAAAAAGAATTCTTTGCTTTTAACAATAGTATCATTTAAAGCTACATTTGTATTTACTATATCTGTCATTGTTAAAATACCTTTGGAAGTGCTTGTGTTTGATTTTGGTTGTTGTTGGAAGGAAAGTTTGTATTGTTTATTTGGTTTACAGCTACATTTTCTATACCTGTTGCTAGTTCAGTAATAAGTCCACCAAAGGATAAATTTTGAGCATTTCTAAAAGTATTTGCTCCTGTAATAAGTGCGCCCAATACATTACCTTGCTGGAGGTTATTAATTGTAGATTCTGTGCCTGCTAATACACCGCCAGTGCCAAAGAAACTACTGCCGCCACCGCCTTGTATTGTAAGAGGACTTGATACAGTATCATATCTACCTTCACCAAATGTTTTTGGATTTACACCTGGTTGTGTTAAATGTCTATCCATTACTACTGATTCATAAGAAAATCTCATTGTGTTTTCTTTAAATTGACCGCCTTCGATATTTACACTATTATGATTCCATGTTTCGATGAGTGGATTAAAATATGTAAAGCTAGTATTAGTAGGTTGTCCGTTTTCTGGGTGTAATTGGAATACTTGAATACTAGTAAAAAAGTTATTGCTTTTTCCTGGTCTATCTAAACCATATCTATAATCAAAGTTTTCACCATTACTGTACGCATTATTTTTATTATCAATCCTTAGTAAAGCTGGATCATGTATTTCAGGAGATGTGCCATTTGGCTGTGTATGACTAGCATCACTATAATAATAATTAAAATAACTTTTCCATAAAAAATTTGTTAATCCAGCATTATCGTCATGCCATGTCATGTTTACCGGAGCATAGTTTACAGCAGTTTGATGTACTTTTTTCCTATTATATTGATTTAAAACTTGTACATCTACATTATAATTAGGCAAATCTACTGACTTACACAGTACATTTATTTCTCTTTTTACAGTATTGTTAAGAGCATCGTTTGAACTAATAGGTATATTAGGATCAATATTTAAAACCACATGGAATAGATGAGGTAGTTTAGGAGCCAATCGCATATTGCCGTCAACATATATACGACTCGCATGTTGATAGTCTGCTAAGTTTCCTTTTGGACTCAAAGCACCACTAATTAAATTATCAAAAAAACCTGAGAACGGATTAGCCATATTGTATTTATCCTATTAATTAACTGCGTAGAAAATAAAAAAGGAGTATATTAAAAAAATATACTCCTAAATTAATTGGCAATCTTCTAATTTTTATTAGCCGCCGCCAGTTACGTTTGTTCCTAGTGTTCTGCCAACTGCTGTTCCTAACCCAGTATTTTCTGGAGTTTGGATTGCGTTGTCATATTGAATACTTAGTGTAACATTTACCGGATCGTTGTTGGCATATGCTAAACTGTTGTAGTTTGCTTCTGTGATGAAACAACCATAACATTCCCAAGTTTCTAATACTTGTACTCCAGTTGCTCCGTTACCGCCATCGAGTATTTCAATACGTGTAACAAACTTGTAATCTTGACCACTGTTAGCACTTGCTTGCTCCATAAAGTCAAATTGTTTCTGTAGTTGTTCACCAACTAATTTTTGTACGTTGTTGTTAATATCTTCACGTAAATTTAATGATAGTGGGTTCCATGTGTGCTTACCTGCTAGATAAACTTTACTATTGTATACAGGAATTTCCATGTTTTCAAAAGTTAAGTTTGGTCTAGTAACGTCCATAACTTGTTTTGTTAATTCAGTTGTTGGTGTTGAAACTCCAAAGTTTTCTAGTGTAACACGAAAACGATATTGAAGTTTTGGCATAAGCAAACCTTGACTGCTTGCGCTGTCACTTGTTGCTAATGGAACTGTTAGTTTTGATAAAGATGAGATTGCCATTTATTACTCCTATTCACAAGTATTTATCATAATAGGGGCAACTTGCGCTGCCCCACTATTTTTAAAGACCTGCTATTTCTCCTGTGTTTTTAAGACGTAGCGGAATGTAAATAAATTCTACTGCTTTTACTGGTTCTATAGCAATATCTACATATAACTCGTTTCTATCAATTCTAGCAGGAGTATTATTTGTTTCGTCACATACAACTAAGTAGTCAAAAATTGCTCTTAGTCCTACAAGCTCTACCATTAAACTTTCAACTTGCTGTTTGATTTCATCACGTGTGATTTTATCATTTGGTTCAAAGATATATGGTTTAGCAAGTTTCTTAAGTTGACTACGTAAGTAAACTGTAAGTCTTGCGACATTTACTCTGTCTAGCGCACTAGCATTAGCTGCTCTTGTTTTTTGCCCAAATACAACTAATCCTGCTCCGTTTAGGAATGTAATAGGGTTAACGTTATTTGAGTATAATGTATCACGCTGTCCTTCGTTCAACGCTACACTTACAAATTCGCCTTCGCTATCAATATATCCTGTAGCAGTAGCATTTGTTACTCCGCCGCGTCTTGTTCCTGCTGGAGCAAACCATGGATAAGCAACTTGGTCATTTAATGCTATAGTGCGTAGTGCCATATGCGATGCTGGAACAATTACATTGTTACCTGCGTTATCGCTTGTAAATCCACTTGGATAATATACACCTAAATATTCATCACTTGTTACAAGACCGTCATCATTGTCCTCTGGTGCGAGAGCAACGTTAGTTGACCAGTTTTGTAAATCAGTTGTACTAGAGCTAAGTCTCATTGGAGAGTCTCCAACAACAAATGCTGTTAGTCCTCTAGCTGAGTTAAGTGTTACCATTTCACCAATTAGTTCTGGATAACCTGGTGTAGCAATTAAGTTAAAGATACGTGATTCGTCATCTCTAATATCTTGGTTGCTGTTCATTTCGCTTTGTAGAGCTTTTACAATAACTTTACGTTGTGCTTTACGTCCAAAGCTACCTGAACCGTCTGCGTTGTTAGGTGATTCAGTAACCCAACGATTAGCATAATATCCGCTCATCGAAGCATCAGACATTCTAGGGTTTGTAGAATCAATATCTATAGCATCACGCACATAACGCTTAACATTAAATCCGCTTCTACGTGTGTTCCATAAAATCATGCCTTTTGGATATAATGCTGGATCTGGAGCATCTGGATCTAAGAAGTCAGCAATCAACAAGTCAGTAATAGCACCTGCTGTGCCACTATTAGCACCTGCTGTGTTATAACGAGCATCAGCAAATAATACACCTGCTTCAGTTGTTTGATCTGATGTATCTAACAATACCCACTTTGAAGTATCGCTGTTCCATTTGTACACTTTTGGATAGTTTTCTAAATCTGCTGTGCTAATCCATACATCACCTTCGACTAATGCTGTATTATCACTTTGTACAGTTGGAGCACTAGCTGATACAATTGGTCCTGCTGGATCAAGAGCACTCGAACCGCCAACGTTTCCGTCGCTGTTATGATCATAGTTATGATAACCAACCCATGTAGTTCCGTTATGAATCATTAAATCAACTTCGTCTACAACACTGCTATACCATAGCGCACCTGTTTCAGGAGTTGCTGTCGGAGCAGTTGCTTTTGCTGTATATGTTAATACATTCCAGTTACTTGCCATAAATTGTTTTGGATTAGTAGCACTTGAAGTACCAGGTACATAATACAAATTAGAAGTGCTTGTTGGAATAGTAGCATCAAATGCTGTAAATATACTATTCATTGGTGTATTTGTACCATCAACAATTCTAATTTCTCCACCTTTGCTGTGTGAAATAACAAGTTGATTTTTACTGTTTACAGTAGCACTTACATTTGTAAGTCCTGCGGCGTTAATTTGTCCGGCTATTAAATCAGCATCTGATACT